CTTTTGCGGCTCTAAGTAATGATGAAGTTAATTTTCCTGATACTACTTACAGAACAAATGGTCCTAAGTCTAATCAAACAATTATTAAAATGGGCGGTGGCGGTATAGAACAGCGTCCCCAGACAGAGCTTGAAAAATCACAGGATCCTGATCCAAGATTTAGATCGGCATCTGGAAGAACATCTCTTGAATACTTTATTAATAATGTAGAAATAAAAAGTAACATAGCACCCAATCCTAAATCAAGAGCCACAAATGCTTTTCAAATTGATTTTGAAGTACAGGAACCTTACAGTATGGGTCAATTTTTACAGCACATGCAACTTTGTGCTTTACAGGCAGGTTATAACAATTATTTGGAATGTCCCTTTTTATTACAATTAAATGTAGAAGGATTTACAGACGTAGGATTTGGAGACAAACCGTTGCTTGGAATAGCTCCATTGGGAATACCAGGCGGAAGAAGACAAATAGCAATCAAAATTCATAATATAGAATTTGATGTTAATGAAGGCGGATCGAGATATACTATTCAAGCCGCACCTTTTAATGAAGAAGCTCTAAATGATCAGGCACAAAACATACCACAAAATATAAGCATCAGCGGAAGAGACTTAAAAGAAATTTGTCAAACAGGTGTAAACAGTTTAGCAAGTGTTGTTAATACAGCACTATTGGAAACAGCCAAAAAGATAAAATCAAAACACGAACCAGATGAAATAATTGTTTTGTTTCCTAATGAAACCACAGAGTTTCAATTATCCAATGCTGTTGCTGAAGCAGATAATACTGCTGTGTTTGGAGATTTTGCGTCCGAACGTAGAGAAATAAATTACAATGAAGCTCTTAAATCAGCTATTGGTGTAAATTTTCAAAAGCAGGCGGCACAGTATGGAGGAATGGATGGAGCCGGTTCTGGTAGAGGGTTATTCATGGCTCAAAGAGACTACGTAAATAACCGCTTAGGTTTTTCCATAAAACGTAATGCTTTAAGTGAAAAAATTAAATCAACATTTATGACAGATGAGTTTACAAATGATATAGCGAGAAAACAAATATTCACTGAAGGTAGCCTACAACCAGGTACAACAAATTTTGCTACTTCATCGTTTGCGTACAACGACAAAACAAAAATTTTAAGCAGAGGTGCTACAAGTATTGATCCTAAACAAAGAACTATTCAATTCAAATCAGGAACAAAAATACAAAGAATTATCGAAGAACTAGTTTTAATAAGTGACTTCGGAAAAGACTTAGTGAACAAAGGACAAATTACAGCTGATCCTGTAACCGGAATGGTCAAATGGTTTAAGATAGAAACTTCTGTGTTTGTTTTAGATGCGCCTATCACAGAAAATTTGACAAATAGACATCCAAGAATTTATGTGTACAAGGTTGTTCCTTATGATGTTCATCAGTCTGTGTTTATGTTGCCAGGTGATCCACCTCCAGGATATCAATTCCTAAGAACACAAGCATGTAAGCATTATGATTATATCTATACTGGGCAAAATGATGATATTTTAAATTTTGATATTAATTTTAAAAATGCGTTTTTTACTGCTATTGCTGGTGACTTTGGAAATACATCAGCAAATAACGATACAGCCTCAAGAGGATTAGCTAACAATCAGCCTAAACTAGGTGTACCAGAACATCCTGGATTGGATGTTAAAGATCCTAAATCTGCCTACATGGAGTTTCAACAAACAAGAACAGAAATGGGAAGCCAGACAAGAGGTGCGGTACAAGAAACACCTGCTGTTAGGGTAGCAAGAGCATTCCAAGACGCATTGGTTAATAGTCCATCGGACTTGATAAATGCTAGTCTGACAATAATGGGTGATTTATATTATCTAACTGACAGTGGCACAGGAAATTACAATTCTAAAAGTTCGCAATTTATAAATTTAACACAAGACGGAACCATGAATTACCAAAATAGTTCGGTAGATATCATAATTAATTTTAAGACTCCTATTGACATAGATGTAGGAGGAGCAAAAGGACTTAACACAAAAACTGTTAAGCAATTTAGTGGATTGTATACTGTGTATGAAGTTACAAGTAGTTTTAGGGATAACCAATTTGTTCAAGAACTTGCTGTGTATAGACGTCCTAATCAAGACTTAACAACGGATACCAATATAACTGCTAAACTGTTAGAAGTTAAAAAAGCCCATCAAAAATTAATTGATGAAGCTTCAACAAGTGGAGATCCAGAAGCTTTTGCACTCGCACANNACAGGCAGATGCTGATATGAACGGAAGAATTACAGGATTAGAAAGACCTGCTTATGATGCTTATCTTAAAAGAGCAAAAGCAGAATACGCAGAATACGAAAAAGCAAAACAAGAATATGATCTCACTAAACTTCTTGAGCAACAACAATCTGAATATGAAAAAGCCGCATTTGGCGATGGTGGAACCTAATGGCTAATGAGATTAAAAGAAGTGCCGGCGCAGATCCGGCTAAGTTTAATTCAAACGGTCCGTTTATAGCAAGAGTTGTCAGTCACCTTGATGCTAAAAGAATGGGTGCTTTAAAAGTTGAACTTTTATCTTTTACCAAACCAGGTGGACAAGAATTGTTTCCTCCCGGACAATTATTCACAGCATATTATTGTAGTCCATTTTACGGAGTAAACGATGTAGAAAGTAATCAGAAAAATTTTGGATATTCCGGAACACAGCAAAGTTACGGTTTCTGGGCTGTGCCGCCTGATCCTGGAACAAGGGTTATGGTAATATTTGTAGAAAACCAACCTAATCAATGTTACTGGATAGGATGTATACAAGATGAATTTATGAACCATATGGTCCCTGGATCTACGCCAACAACAAGGCCTGGAGGAATATATCAAGAAGATTTATCTAACGATTTAAAAGGTAAAAGGTTACGNNACTACTACTAAACCTGTAGGAATATACCAAGATGATCTTTCAGCTGATTTAAACGGAAAAAGATTACCTACAGCAGAATATAACAAAAAACAAACAAACATACATAAAGGAAATAATCCGGATAGATTTTTGAGATCACACAATCCTTTGTTTTCACGTGTGCTTTCTACACAAGGATTATTACAGGATCCTATAAGAGGGCAGACAACGTCTAGTGCCAGACGAGATATACCTAACACAGTTTATGGTTGGAACACTCCTGGTCCACTTGACAAAAGAAACGGAGCACCTAAAGGAAAGTATGGAGAAAAAGGTCAATCAATTGAATATTATAGAAGCAGATTAGGTGGATCTAGTTTTGTAATGGACGATGGTGATCCAACAATAATAAGACAAGGACCTGCTGGGTCGAATAGGTCATTATATTATAACATAGAATCTATTCCAGACAATATTTCAAAAGGAGATGTTACAATACCGTTTGATGAACATGTCAGATTAAGGACTAGAACAGGTCATCAGATACTTTTACATAATTCAGAAGACATAATTTATATTGGAAACGCTACTGGAAGTTCTTGGTTAGAAATGACATCTAATGGTAAAATTGATATTTACGCAAGTGACAGTATCAATATAAGAACCGAAACTGATTTAAACATTACAGCAGACAGAGATATCAATATATTAGCAGGAAGAGATTTCAACCTCACTGCTTTGCGTAATAAAAAGGTACACGTTGCTGTTGATAATGACGTAAGGATTGATAACAATGACACAAAATTTGTGGGAATAAATCAAGACTTAAAAGTAAGTGGTGCTAGACAAAAAGCAATTGGTGAAGATGAAGATGTACAAATAGCAGGAACAAGAAGATGTACCATTGATGGAGATTATAATCTACAGGTAGGTACTGACGGACATATTGCTATCAATGCTAACTTCCATAGCACAGTTGTAGGCGATTATAGACAAACAGTCAATGGAGCATTTAATCTTAACACACTTGGAGATAATAAATTAACCAGCTACGCAAACACGCAAATAAGTAGCCGTGTTAACAATAAATTGGATGCTCTTACTGGAGATACAGAAATTTTATCCGGCGGCAATCACAAAGAAACAGCAACACAAATACACATGAATAGTGCAAGTCAGCCGGCCACGACTGCTGACAAAGCAGACGTCATAGGTGATACATTTACAAGACCAGTCACTGGTAACTCGTTGGACGATAATGACGAGGTACGTGATAAGGATTTTGTGGTAATAGACGGACTTAGAGTAACAGNNGCAGATGCAACAAGAGCATCAGAAGCTGAAGAAGCCTTGACTCCAAGAAGAGTGCCGTTACACGAACCTTGGAATCAACATGAAAGTTTCAATCCAACAGCATATACACCAGCTGAAATGGACAGCATAAAACAAACATCTCCTTCTTTAAGACAGTCGGCGCCTACATTAGAAAAATTAGAAGACATGCCTGAACGTAACAGCACATCGGGAGTGTTTAGAGCAGGTGATTCAGATCCTGAAAAAGTTGAAATTGATAAAGTGTTCAAAACAAACGATGACGGTATTGTTGGTGACCAACCTAATGATCCTATATCACCTTTAGAGTCTGAAAGATTTTTCCTAAGCGAATTAATTAAAGCACTAGGACTAGATCCTGTGAAAGCATTACAAAGCGGAGCAACTCCCGATGGAGCAGGAGAAGCATTAGCGATGGCATGTGCTCAAATAAAAGCAGAGAGTAATTTTGTCCCCAAAAGCGAGAACATGAATTATAGTGCGGCAGGATTGAGAGCTACATTTAAAATGTTTAGTAAACCAGGAGGCGTTGCTTTATCAGAACAACTTCATCGTAAGCCTGTAGAGATAGCAAGTGTTGTGTACGGAAGTAGAATGGGCAATGGCGGACCTGAAACCGGCGATGGCTGGAGATACAGAGGAAGAGGATTAATACAATTAACAGGTACAGACAATTACAAACTTTATGGCGGATTCGCCGGAGTGGACATATATAATAATCCAGAATTAGCAAATGATCCAAAGAATGCTTGTAAGTTAGCAGTGGCATATTTGACAAAAGGTCCTAAGGCAGGATTCATAAATTGGAAAACAACAAATTTTAGTTCATTAGGTTCGCAATTCAAAAACGCTATAGGATATGCTGATCTAGATGGAAGTAAAACTACAAAGAGGATAAGTTCTGGTAAAGGGTATTGGCAAAGAATTAAAAATGGTGACCTTACACCGTTGGCAGATGTTACATCACCGAAACCAGTAGATATTGGAAAGGGCGTCATACAGGTACGATAATGCCATTAATAGCAAGAACAAAAGGATCAGGAGATATAGTTGACACAGTACATGCTATTTGTGTTGCTCCTGGAGACATATTAACAGAAACAGGTAGTGGTGATGTATTTGTAGTAGGGCATGGTATACATAGGAAAACTGATCTAAACGAACCACATACACATTGCCCACCAGTCTATTCTACTGACATAGTAACGCATAGTCCTGATGTATTTGCTAATGACTTAGAGGTAGCAAGGATAGGAGACACTTATAGCTGTGATGCTCAAGTAAAAAGCACAACACAAACTACGGTATTCGCTAACGAATAAATATTATTATGGCAGACTTATATAAAGAAATAAAAATTAAAACAGCTAAAGCTCCAAAGCCTCCCGTTAGACAAAAGGCTTACAGAGGATTCAGCACAATAAATCCGGAAAACGCAAGTTTTCAGCTGTATGATCTTGCCTTAATAAAGCAAGATATAATTAATCATTTCAATATAAGACAAGGTGAAAAACTGTCAAATCCTACATTTGGTTGTATTATTTGGGACGCTTTATACGAACCCCTAACGCAAGATCTTAAAGATGCTATTACAAGAAACGTTACAACTATAGTCAATTATGATCCAAGAGTCAGAGCTGAACAAGTTACTGTAAATGAATACGAAAGTGGTCTTCAAGTAGAATGTTTACTCACATATCTTCAGTATAACATAAGTGAAAACTTACGGATGATGTTTGACAAAGATAATGGAATTTTGTAACAGAATTAAGTATTCGGTTTATTCTTTGTAATAAATACATTTATAAGATTTAAGGAAAGCACATGTCGTCTACAGATAGACAAAATAGACTATTACTTGCTGAAGACTGGACTAAA